CTGTAATAATACACTTGTGATAATGGATCACCGCTAATATCAGAAAGGTCTTCGTTACTGCTGTTTTCATTACGTTCCAACAATTTCGATAGTTTCATAATCATTTCATCGTACAATGATGGTTCATCCTCCTCATGTTGGATTGTCATTGCGTGATTATAAAATGAGCCAACATTATTATTATGTTGTTGAAGAATGTCCTTCGCATTCAATGGTTTATCATCTTCCGCGTCATCTTTTTCATCTTTGTTACGACTATGTCGTTGAAATTTGTCATATTGTAATCCGGATGTCATCGGAGATGATTTTGTCGCGGACATATTGTAACTTAAAGGACTACGGTGCGTTGTCTGGTATGCGACTCCAGAAGATCCAGCTAAACTTGCCATATCATCAAAACCATCACGATTCGCTTTCGGGCATCTTCTTCCAGAAGCAGGATTGTACCCACCTGGGAACCAACACGGGTTCATTTCGACCATTTCAACAAGCGCAATATGACGTCTCTCACTTCCTTTAACGTTGTCATTATTCACAGTTTGTAATGTAACTTCTGCGCAATCTGGGTACGTTCCTGCAGTGAACCCTTTGAATAGTTGCACAGGGTTTAAAGCACCTAAATTCCCAAGTGCACCAGGAATAAGACCACGAAGATCATCGAATGTCTGTCCATCTGATCCGCTTGCAATAAATGGAATCGTTCCATCCGGTATATTGTTTACATAGATCCATCGTTGCACTCTCTTCTTTTCACCTTCGCGTTTTTTTTCACGCTCTGTCTTCTGTTCATTCAGCGCATTTTTCAGTTTTGTAGCTTGGTCTGCTGTGATCTGTTTTGCACCCTCCTTATTATCAACTTCTTCGTATTCTTTTTCCCACGCAGCATCTTCGTCACGTTCTTTCTTCCATTTTTCGGCAGTTGTTTCGCTACATTGTCCAGTTGTTTTCAAAAAGAATTTATTTCCAAGAGGCTTTCCAGTAACACTTGCATTACCTGATCCTGATATAAGAACTTCAACATATGAAAGAAGACCGTCTACATTTGTAGCCAATGCGCTAAGAGAAAATCCCGGCGACATTCCCATAGCGGACGGCTGTTTAATACTTTTCCAGTAATCATATGATGGTCCTAATAATGATGACATTGTATATCGATACTACTAATTATTAGTGAGAATAAATTATATTATGAGTTACTATTCTCAAATTGTTATATTGACCTGTCCACCAGGCGAAAGTGATTTATTTAAATCCTCTACCTGTTTTCCTAATTCTGTTAATTTGGTTTCGGTTTCTTTCACGGCTTCCGTTTGTTCTTTTACAGCCTCTACATATTTAGAGAGGTCATTTATTTTGCCTTTCAATTCGATATATTGCCCGCAATCTGTACCACATGCAGACTTCTTACTCTTTTCATAACCATCTTTATCTGAACTGGTATATTGTCCTGATTTATTTTTAGCGTTTCCGTCACTTGAGTTTGTTTCATCCTCTTTATCTTCATTCGATGACATACTTTCTACTGCTTTACGAAATATAGCTGCATCAGACATATATTCGATGTCGTCATTTTTCTTCTTAGAAGAGATAGGAGAAAACAAATGTTTCCAATAAGAATGCCCAAATATTCTTTCACCGTTGAATAGTAACAATATCAATAGACCTGAAATAATTAACACTGCTGCGACAATAAATGCCTGATATTTTATAATAGGATGTGTTTCGGTATCATTCACAAATTGTACAACATTTGACCTAAATATAGAATCGTTTATATCGTCGCTGTCAGCATGTATAAAAGCGTGGAAAATCATAGTAGTCTTTACATTTTACTATTATTTTATGCTAGCGGATAATTACGTTTTGATTATTTCTTTTTGCTCATACTATCAATGCTTTTTTTCATATTTTCAATTGATATGTGCTGTTTCTTAATTGTTTCATTATTGGCTTGAATATCTTTCTGAAGTCTGGCAGCACTTTCGATCAAACTTGTTAATCGTTTTTGAAGAGCAGCTACAGCATTACATTCTGTCGGGCAACTGCCGCCACTGCCGCCGCCTTCATCACTATTTTTCATTCCTTCTCGAACCGTAGTGTCAGCTCCACCGATCCCATGACGTTTTCGTATATTATCTCGCACATTTAGATAAACACCCTTGATCACATTTCGAAACGTAATATCTAATATTGCAATCAATGCACCGATCAATAATAAAATTGTGAAGTTCGAAAGGTTTTTGGTGTAAAATTCAATATATTCAAACATGATAATCTCTTATAAATTATCTATACGATAATTATTTGTATATGTTATGTATACATATATAATCAATGAGTAAATCATTTGTTTCATGGCCTCTCAATTTTAGAACAATGCGGGTAGCGATACGCTCTACAAAACAGTCCACCACGCGAAGTGTATATCCAGGGTATTCTCGACCAGCCGAGAACGGCCCTTCAAGCGATGCAAATCCTCTCAATGATTTCGGCAGAGATACGAAGTGTTGTTCATTTCCTGAAACCAAAGCAGTAATTAAGAACTTCAAGTTCAATGCTCGCCCTATTAAGCATTGGCGTAAAAGCCTCATGCCATCATCATCGAATAAGTCTCGTCCCACAATCGGGTTTATTGATCGCCCTGGTGGTATTGTCTTTAGAGGAACATCGTGTGGTTGTGATGCAGGTGTAGCATCAAAGCAAAACTACGTCGTCGAAGATATCCAGCGCCCCTTTTTGAAAGAATGCATTCCTGATGAAATCATACAGAATCCCGGTTATAAACAGATCGGAGTTCCAGGTGAACCCGGGTCTTATCAAATCAATACCGGAATTTATGAAACGAAAAATCTCTCGTTCAATTCGAAAAAACGTATCATCCGAAGTGGAAATACGAATGTAAGTCGCGCATATCATACCAATACTGCATCATATCTTCAGGCTAGATGTCGCACCTACCAACAACAGCAAACATTTTCGAAGATGTCTGGAACACCGAATCAGTATGTTCTTCCAGACGGAACACCTGCAAATCCGAGTGATTCCAAGACTGGATCGCAGGTTTATTATTCCACGAATTGCGGAAATGCTGAGAGAATTTACCCTGATGCAGGAGACCGTGCAAAGTGCCGCGCAACTGTGATCCATAAACCCAACAATACCAAATATGGCGTCCAAGGCGCAGTATCTGCCGGAACACGGCTCGAGAGATTAAAGTTGGATACAATCACAAAGAATGGCGCTTCATTTAAAACCGCATATGGTGTTGCTGCCGGAAATGCTGGACAGTATCACGGTGATTCTATGGGTGCACCATACTTCATTAAGAGCAAGATATTCAAACCAGATTGCAACTTGTATAACCGAGCAGTGAAACGTCCTCATCTCAAATGTTAGCAAAATAATAAGAAGTCCACTGTATTTTCTCACGAGTATATAGCTAGTGATACAATACACATTCATTCATGACGCGTCATCATATCAAAACACGCAAACGTCGTCATGCTATACGTAACCAAACACATCACAACAGAAAAACAACGCATAACGACGATAAGTCACTTCGTGTCAATAACTTCTTCTTATGGGCAAATAAAAAGTGGTTGAATGAAGTCCCGAAAACTCTTCCGAGAGAATTAAAGTATATTCGTCCTTTAGACAATTTTAAATTAATACAAGACGAAATCTATCAGAATGTTCTTACAATGCTGCATGAGTATACCCGTAACAATACAACAACGGTCCATCAAATGAAAAATATTATAGCGTCTTTTCGGGATTTACATCCAAAACCGATCCTTCGTCATATCTCCGAATTTTGTAAATTATACAATGAACTTGTACAAGAAAATAACCTATTCAAGTTTCTTGGGGTCATGAACCAATATGAAATGGTGAGTTGGGCTCTTCCGATTGTGTGGAATGTATACCCAGATGAATACACACCTGGTAAATTATCACCACATATCGGCGGACCATCATTATCATTATACGATTACAGATTTTATTTAAATGATTCCATCATTGAGAAACAGATGCGCGGAGTTCGGCTGAATGTAAGCAATACTTCAGTTGTCCGTCAAGATCAGATTGGAGGAGGCGGAAGTAACAACGACGAAGGCGGCCCGGAAACCAATACGATTGAATACATCAAATACAAGCATCGAATAACTGCTGCATTCATGAAGTTTATTGACGATGTTTTTACAAAATGCCTAGGCAATGATTACGAAAAAACCCATAATATCAAAGCGCAGGATGTGTATGACACCGAATGTCTTCTTATGCACCATATGAATAAATTGGATACACGATTCGACGATAATTATGCAGATATTTATAACACAGCAAAACATCCCGATAAGCCGCCACATCTCTCGGAACACAAGAAACCGAAAGAGGATAAACATCGTCCTTGTGATTGTGGTGCGTATGACAGTAATAGTAACGATGATGATATAAATGAACGACTCAAATCACCGCATTACCGTCATAATATTCGCGGTTCAACGCGCATTCTAACGCGTGATGCAATGTCTCTCACCGATATTGACTGGGCTGAACTCGCGAAGTGGATTGGATATCCCGCAGATCAGTCACCGCCTTCGTATTTTATTGCGTTTCAAGTCGGATACTTGAAATCGATCATGACATGTCTTAAAAAGGAATGGGCGTCGGATAAATGGAAAAGCTATTGGTACTTTATTTATATGCGTCAGCTCATCTGTTTTCACGACAAATGGCGTGATATCTACCTCGACTTCAATGATGCGCTTATTCGCGGAAAGGATACACACTTTCCGAGAGAATATTTTCCAATCATTGGACTCGCGTATACATTTCCGAAAACAATGTCAGAAGAGTTCACTCGACGATACAAAAATGAAGAAATGATATCGAAAGTTCGAGAGATTGGAAATACGATACTAGAGCTCTATAAGGATCGTATCCAAAAGAATACATGGATGTCCGCGTATACCAAGAAGGGCGCGCTTAAGAAACTGAATACATTGAAGATCAATATTGGTGAGGCGAATCTCTCGGCACATGATCCTACAAACTTGGACTACGATCCAAAAGATGCATGGGGGAACTTGAAGAAACGAAGTGTTCAGCGTTGCTTATATATTGCAAAACATCATACATCATCCAATGGTAAATTATCTGCAAACGACCTTGATCTTATGAACTGGGGCACGATGAAACTGGTTGGGTATCAATCATTCGTTGTTAACGCATATTATACACCGAATTCAAATAGCATCTATATCCCGACTGCGTATATGCATAGTATGAATGTACAATTTGGCCGTGGGTATGAATACGATTTGGCCTCTGTTGGATTCACATTCGGTCATGAAATATCCCACTCGCTTCATGTGTCGTCCCGAGTATACGATCATCGTGGCGTCATTAAAAACTGGTGGACACGTGATGACATTTCGACATACGAACGTAAAATAGCGGCGATCCGTAAGCAATATGAATTAGTATCCAAAAAAGACGGGTTTGTTATTGACGGAAATCTCTCGTTACCTGAAAATCTAGCGGACGTTACTGGCATATCTGTATGCGAAGATGCGTTGACGCAATTTCACGAGAAATCAAAAGATGACATGAACGAACATCTTCGAAAAATATCATTCAACAATTTTTATACGTATTACGCAATTCAGAGTCGTCAATATGCGAACCGCCGCGAAATTCTCGTTCAGGTTCTAACCAACCCTCACCTTAACCTAAAAATACGAACAAACGTTCCATTGATGCGGAGTAAGACCTTTCGTGATGTCGTTGAAATCAAGAAAGGCGATAAAATGTACAATGACGATTTTGATACAGTGTTTTAGGCGTCATTTATGACAATAAAATAGGTATAAAACTCCTAGTTTATTGTATCTTATTGTAATAAATGGGAACGACGATGTCAATGGATCTAAGCGGTACCATAATTGAAGATCCTCTCTCTACAAACCCGAGCGAAACTACGACGACTATGGCAACCGCTACGGGTGCCGTGTCATTTGAAGACAAACTGCGTCAAGAAGTGATACTAATTCCAGAAGATATACAAGATATTCATATTCAGGCATCCGCCAACACGGATAATGCTGACCTCACTAGTTCATCAACTATAACTAGTGTCGTTGGAGAGAACATACCCCTTGAAGATAATACACGATACGGTAAAGGAAAACACTGGAAAAAGAATTTAAAGAAAAAACAGGCTGCGATGAATACGGTTCCAATTCAGACGGAACGCACAATTGAACAACGCCGCGAACAAGTTCGACCGATTGTTGATAAACTCACCGAACTTCAAATGAACGTTTCTTATCCCGCTATTCGCGAATTATACCGACAGCTGAGTCATTTTGTCAAGACAGGCGAAGATGCAAAGATCAAAATTCCGTTTCCAGAATTCTCTCGTAGAATAAAAGGCGAACTATCAAATGCGCCGTATATTCCATGTTGGGTGAAGTTGGAGATGGAGTAACGCAACTACCGCCGTCAGGCCATCAGAATACAATATTGTCATCGATCCATTTTTTGATGCGAATATTCACTGGTTCCAGGATTTTATTCAGTCCATCTACGTAGTTCATATAATATTGCGTGTCGTTTTGTATTTTAAGAAGTGTATGGTAAATAATCGTATAATCTTCCTGTGAATACAATTCTGTTATTTTTACAAATATAAGGTCAACATTTGTGTCAACAATACTGTCGATTGGAACATTCGCAACTGCACCGGCCGCACCTGCATTCATCGGACGCAAAGGTGGTGACAGTGATGGACTCCTGATCTTAAGCGGAAATTGACGTGGTAGATCATTGTCGGATTCGTTATCTTCTTCTTTGCTACTAACAACTCCCCCGCTGTCATCCGTTCTACCCAAACGCCGCACCAACTCTGGATTATCCAACATTCCTTTATACATTTGAAGTGTATGAAGAATATGTATCTTGTCGGATTGATTGTATGTTCGTGTTAGATTATTAATACCCGTCTTTGCAAGTTCATTTAAAAGCGCAAATAATGCGGCATTTTCGCCACCACTACCCGCAAGCACCGTCTTATAGAATTTGTTGAATCGAGAGAATACATTATACAAATAAAACACATCCTCCTTTTTGTCGTTATTGTACCACCGCCGCACATTTTGCGTATATCCTGGCGGCTGAACTGTGAGTATATTATTATGAATCGCTAATTTACTTCCAATCGGATAAAATGCAAGAAATCCAATTTGAAGTAATGCTTGAAGCGGTTCCAATATCGTCTCGAAACGTTCTCTCGGCTTTTTAAGTTGACCAGCGATAAATTGTAAAGTACTTTGCATACTCTGTATATTACCATACATTCTGATATATATTTAGACTGTTTTACTACATTCCAGACACGACACAACCGGTCGACCCGCTAGGCCCTACCATCACAACAGACGCAGTCGCCGTTAATAAAGATGGTGCAGCAGGCGTCCCGATAAACGATGTTCTGTTCAAAAATATATTTGTAGACTGAATCGATGCATGATGGATATGGTAAGGTATTTCATAGTGTTCACACCACGCAATACATTTATTTACGTTTGATTTCTTATAATGATCCAATTTTTCAGTATTGCGGTGATTGGTGATGATGGATAAAGTTGACGTAATATTTTCGATTTGTTGAAAGCTGACCATTGCATTCATTTCTTCGATTTTGTTCAAAAAATAGAGGTCATGATCATTCGGAAGGATAGATATAATCTTATCTGGTGAAGATAATTTTGAAAATAATTTCGCAAATTGTTCGATAATTTTACTGGAATCGGTCAATTTGAACCCTTGACATATTACATATTTTTCAGAATTCGCGATTCGACTCGTATGTGGTTTCATAATAGATACACTATTATAGTAATAGCATAACAAATACAAAATATCCACGGTAGGTTTATGAAATACGTCGAATATTTTCAAAATAAACGTTCCGCCTTGTTTTTGCATGGCGAGTGCATAGAATACTTCACATAATATAAGTTGCGATGCCATATTCTCTTGGTTATTAAAATCCACTGAAAAATCAAACCCTCCATCCGCGGTAATAATATTCATTTTATTTTGATATTTCGATGCACAATGCATGAAATTTTCGAGTGATATTAGATTTCCAGTTTTATCTGCACCGGTTTCAATGATTACGTTTGGGTGATTTTCAAGAAAAGCCCGGGTTTTTTTCCATCCAGGACAAATCGGATCATCATTGATCAACGTCATTCCATAGTATCTGTCATTCCCATATGTTACATTTGTAGTTCCATTACCGCCATCTTGCATTATTTTCTGATTTTCGAAGATTCGGCGCGATATTCTCAATTGTTCTAGATCTTTCATCACTTCATCGTGTAATTCGGTGTTGCGTTTTAAGATCTGAATACTAGACTCTGGTAGAATCGTGCTAGCAATACATGCAGGATTTGATGCAGTTGATCCATTACCATTACCATTCACACTTTCCTCTTTGACTGCGCGTATATACTCGAGGCCGCGTAAATAGGATATCGCTTCAATAAAACCACCAGGTCCTTCTGCTAGATGAAATGTGTTGATATTCATTTTGGTATCTGGTTTGGTTACAATCGTATCATTCAGTGGCGACAGAATTGTATGATTTTTCATGATCTCAATCATTTTATAGAATGAACGTGATAATGGGCGTAATTTACTTATGTTCGTCTTATTACCCGATATGTTGGTATGGATATATTCATACGGATTTGTAAACTTTTTAATATTATCCCATGCGTCTTGATACTTTTCAATCTGTGCTTTAATATCGCACAAATGAGAGTAAACAGATGATGATACATATACTCTATCTCGGTACTCTTGCGTATCTGTCGCATTCGCATTCGATACTGCAGAGGATGTCGTCTGTATGGATACTTCTAATGGAATATAACTACCATTACTGTCTTTTACAATACTGACTTGTGGTAATAAAAAATGATTGTAATACGAGAGAAATGGACCGTTGGATTGTTTTTGTATATCATTTTCAGAAGATGCAGAAGCAGATGCAGCGTTCGTATGCAATACAGGTTTAAAGCAATTCTTGGGCGATTTTTTAAACATGTATTATCCGTTATAGTTACTATATAAATCTTTATAAGTCACTTTTTTTCTTCGTCTGTCTTTTTGGTTTAGGTGCTGCTGCTGCAGGAGGAGCAGCCTCGTCACCTCCTGGGGCAGAAGCAGCAGCAGCGCCATCGGATCCAGCTTTTACTTTCTTTGTTCGTTTCTGTATTTTTTTCTCAATCTGTTCAATTGGTGCTGACGCAGCTTCTTCAACAACCACTTCAGCGGGTCCAGCGGATGCTGCTGATGCCTTTGCAGTTGTCGCCGCTGTTTTTCTAGGCTTTGGTTTAATTTTCATTGTTGATGACTTCGCAGCGGTAGCGGCAGGTTCTGCGGATCCTGTTCCTGTTCCTGTTCCAGTAATTGCTGCCAGTTGTTTTTCTGTTTTTCGTTCTTCTAGAATATGTGCAGCAATCGCAGGCTTTGAAGCAACATCAATCGGACGTGAAGCTCTTGCGATCTTTTCAAGTGCAATTTGTTCTGATGCAAGATCGTCTTCACCTTTTCCTCCACTAGCTCCAGCAGCCGCTTTGTCCTGTTCTTCTTGTAATCCAGCATAACTCAAGAAACTACTCTTCAACTGCTTTGCATTGATATTACGGTTCTTTCGAAATATGAAATAACGATTATAGAATGAAATCTGTTTCTCTTCTGGTGTCATATATAATGCGGAACCGTACTCTTGACGACATTGTCGCGACCAGTTTTCATCTGTATCACCGCCACCACGTACAGCACTCTCTCCTGTATCTTCACGTTTCTTCTTGCAGTCTAATTCCATCTGATGATACATTCCATCAAATGTTGCAGTACCATCCGGCATCGGAAACACAAGTGTTGTCGCAGCTTCTTCTGGCGATACAAGATCGAAGCCATAATTCTCCAATAACTGTGTCAAATAATCAAAGTTCACAAGAAACTCGCGAGTCGCCTTATTAATAGAATCCTGATAGACTTCAATTTCATACCCAATACTACTGCTATCTGGTTCAAATTCGGTCTGATGATATTTTTTTCGAACTGACCACATTCGTTGAGGATCACTTCCAACACCACCAATCGCACCACTATTACTTAACACACTTATTTCGTCACCGCTTTCTAGTCGAGCTAGTGCTTGGAAAATACGTGCACCATCAAAGCATGTTCCGATGAAATACCCGCCAAGTTTTGTGCATTCAGAGACATTCTGAAGAAAGGTGTGGAGTTTCACAATATTTTCAAAGAAGTAGTGGACTGCAAATTGGACAGAACACACATCAAACCCGTCTGCTCCGCGACCGTAATGATTGTAGACGCCGCGACCTAATACACTCGCATCTTTTGCACCTTCACCGAAAATGGCGCGTGTAATAAGTCTATATCTCTCACTAATTGCCGCCTGACCTCCGCGGATCTCTTTGCTACTGTCACCGTGAATAAAGATCGCATCAGGTATATTGCGTTTGGTTTTCTTGATATCTAAATACCGGGCACATACGCCATCGAATTTATGCTCGAGGTTGTCCTTTGAATAATCAATACCGAATACGAATCCAAGCTTCGCTGCAATCCATTTCGGTAAATCGCCTCCCTTTCCAACCGCAAGGTCGATAAGCGTGTTTCCTGGGCGCGCCACACTCATAATCAGCTTACGTTTGATGTACAAATTGTGAAAGTCGCGCATTCCTTTTGTAAGTGTACGAACTTTGGTTCCACGTCCAATATCGATTCCACTACCGCCACCACCTGACTCGGCATGGTTATAGTAGACATCATCGTTCGACAGTTCATCCGGAATTCCTTCTCCAGTCATAATCATTTCCTCCGTAATTGCATTGTGTATTGAATGCCAGTTATTGTTTGCAACATGATATGCATTTCCGTAGTTTTTTCCGCCAGCACGATACTCTGCAGTTTTATCATGACGCACGCGGAGTGGCGACCATCTCCAGTTGACCGGTTGAGTTGGATCATAACTAAACTCGACAATCGTTTCATCTTGAATGATATCGTGCTCCGTCGTCATCATTTGATTTACTCCGGCTTCATCTGGGCGCATCATAATATGGCAAATGTGGGCATCACTATCATAAGGGTATGTTGGGTAAAATGGCGCTGGTTTGTATGCATCATTTGCGGTAGAAGCAGCTACATCCGATGAAGCCGACTTTGCACCTTCTTCTCTATGACGCCGACCCCCCTCATCGCTACCTTCAATCATAGTAACACATGGATTCAAATGGCCGTGCTTGCGTTCGTCATACCCGACACGCAAAACAAGCGTCTTATATTGCTGAACCTGTACGCAGCGCGACATATCCATACCAGACTTGAAGACATTACTCACAAGATCTTCGTTGTCTTCGCCCTTCTTTGTCGTGACCAGGAAATCAATTGTGTTCATATGAGCAGGTTTCCATTTGAACGAATACTCCCAGGTGCTTTTATATAATGGGCCTGCGTCTGTATTATCATTTCGAATATTACTGCCCACGCCAAAATCAATCGGAGTAAATATAAGACCGTCGGTATGATATTCGAACTGATGTTCTGCACACTTGCGCAGAATCATCGCGCAACAATCGAAAATTGTTTTTCCGGTAGACTGCGACGCGATTTCAAACTTCTTAGTTTCAATTCGAATCGGAGGTAACGAATCAGCGCCACCAGATACACATTTCAACTGAAGATTCTTCACTAGACTTTCCATCAAAGGCAGGCGAAAATTCGTGAGAACTTCGTCTTCATCAATCGCTGGATAGAACAAACGCGAACGAATATCGGCTTTGTGAACGAAGTAAACATCAAATGCCAGGAATACGTTGATGAAGTCGCCATTTTTGCTATGCAGGATATGTTCACCGTCTAAAAGTGAGTTGTGTAGTTTCGAATTCAAAGATACTGCTCCTGTGAATTGGATATTCATGTTGGTATCGATCAAGTATACATGTCCGGTCTTGGGTGCAATGAAGAGGAGCTTGCGTTGACCATCTGCCTTCTCTGTTACAGAATAATTCAAGCGAATATTTGGCACCTTCGAATCCGGATCAATTGGACGAATATTCTGCATTTGTAGCGTATATGAAGCGGGACCGATGAAATGTTTTGGACGCAACATCACTGGTGCTGCCGCGCGGTCACGTTCACGTTCACGTTCAATAATTCTGCGTGCACGGGCTTCATCGTATTTTGCTTCGTTCTTTCCTCGATCCTTGTCTTTATCTCCTCTACGTGTTTCACTATCGCTATCGCTTACTACGCTGTCATTGTCGCTTTCACTGTCACTACCTCGAACATCCGGGCGCTCATGACGATCTTGACGCTCATTTGGATAGATTAGGTCATAATACTTACGCTGAATACCGCGTATCTCAGATGTGGAAATCGGGTAATTTGTTCCCTGCATTCCAGACATCATGATTTTAATCATCTTACGCAGGTTGTCCATCAAGTGTTTTGGATGATTGAACGCAGTGCCTGGACCAACAAGGTCATTGATCACTTCGATTTCCATTTCATACCGAATTGGACTTTCGAGAACTTTCGCAGCATCAAATGTAGACGCAGATATATAACCCGTTTGATCTTTCAACGACTCCTTAACAACGCTCATATCAATTTGAAACGGGAAGTCTGGGTGTTTCAACGTGCTTCGATTGATATACCGAAATGTCTTCTTATTGTCATTCCATGTTTTCAATATTGACCGCGCAAGTGTCGATGTATTTGCAATACGCTTTTCACGTTGATAGCTCACTTTGAAATTGAAGTCATCGAAAATAACTGGATGAATTGTCGCACCGCCACCCGACACTTCTTTCTCGAATCGATCACTCATGTCGCCAACTCTACCTCCACCGCCGCCATCACCACCAGTCTTTGCGTACATTTTTTGAGTAAAGAGAACATATTTTTCGTCAGGCATATTGGTCTTGCAGTAATTTTGAACGTCATTGATTCCGTGAATCTCTGCGCGAATCAAAGAAAGCTTGGTCTGTCCGGTTTTTTGGTCAATAAACTCGTTCTGTATTTTCAGAGAATACCCATTCTTTTTTATAAACGTGAACCCTGATGATAATAGTTTTTGAATCACCCCGTCAAAGTTTTCTCTTGTTGTTGCCGGGTTTCCTCTTGTTCCAAAACGAATCTCCAATTCTGGAATACCATCTGTTTTATCAAGCAGGCCTTCTAAATAATGAGATACTATACTTTCAAACTCAGATTGTTTCGCAGACGCGGACACCGCCGAAGATGACACACCGCGGTTTCTCGGCATTTGTATATATATGAATTGGATATTATTTATACATTAATTCATATATATACTTCAATTTTATACTTAAACGCATTTACAGATTGCTTCGTACAATTCCGGCTTTGTCTTCCGTTTTTCTGTACCCATGGATCCAAACTTACCTGGTATGATATTCACAACAGATAATCCTAATTTCGTTGAAATATCGACCAGGTCTTGGAGCTTATAGGCAGACATGGGGCGAATCGGTGCTGATATACTCTCCATTAACCAGTAATGTTCACGAATGTATTTTAAATAATCAGCCTTTACATCTTCAGGGCATACATACAATACATAACTCCCTTTGATTTTCTCGATAATTGCAACACCAGTGCCTGTCACCGTGCCTGCGCCACCATTCCCTGAGCGTACTTCATAATATTTACGGTTTTGTACAATACATACTGACATATTTTTACATATAGCGATCGCTTCCAATGTTTCCATATTGATAAACGGTTTATGAACCAAGTTTTCTTCTACCCCACTAAGTTTGATCTTATTTGCCTTCAGCATTGGCTTACATTTTCGAATCAGTTCGACTAATATGAATTTAAATGTGTTTGCTTCGGTGTAATGGTTCTCGACCATTTCGAATTTTTCAATACCGTATATCATTATATACGCGATCCAAAGAAGCGAATCAGAAGATGCCGCTTGCGAGATACTTGAAGGAGACATTGCAAATCGAGTCATCGAATGTGGATCAAAAACAGTCGAAACCGGGTTCGATGGAATAGCGGGTGCGTCCGACACGTCAGATGCGAGAGACGACTCGGTGTCAGAGCATGATAACGAATCATCATCCGATGATGATCCTGATTCCGACGTCGATGATTCGCATATCGGCGGCTCGTGAATAGGAATAACCGGTACAACAACGGGTACAGATGTCTTTGTATAATGCGACGGATCCCGTTCTGGTCTAAACGAATAAGTATCATAATACAACATTCGTTCTTTTATGTTTTCAGGTGTAAATGAAAAAGAGTTATATAAACATGGGATGACGAGTGACGATGATGCCGTCATTGTTTATATAACTTAGCTAATTATCTTTATGCGTCTTATTCTCGAAGTATTCCTTGGTAAGCTGTTGTTTCTGTTGTTCAATCTCGTTAAGCTGTTTCTCTTGCTGTATAACGTATCTCATGTATCCTTCCAATTCACTTAAGGTGGTATCATTCAGTTTGGAAATATTCACAAATACGCCATTTTTATTCTCGTTGATTTGGGTTTGTTTGTTATGTAAAATACGTAAAATCTCGATCTGATGAACCGCTGGCATATTCTCGATACCCTCCTTCAATGACATTAAATAATTCGTCTTTGTTTCGACTTGTTGGGCGATACTCTGTAATTCATTCATAGTAGAGAGACTTGCAATGAGTGGAACACTAGTTTCGCTACTACATGGGTTAGCAATCGTCGTCATTTTACAAATAAAACATAATGAAACTTTATACCCTTTCGTTACTATAAAATTATAATTTACAAATATGACGCGCACTCATAGCTCATCATTGCGGCGGCGACTCGGCGTCTAACAACATTGCAATCACCGTTACATGTGTATCGTGCAATACAAACCTGCGTCCGATGATTTCAACCGTGAGAATGTCATTTTCTTCGATTCGAGAGAACAATTCGTTCTTCTTTATATTCATATCGCGTGAGAGAAACACCTCGATCGGAGACACATGACCTGGCTGTAGATAAAGTGCACCCGCACGAATGCCCGCTTGTGTGATTGTTCGCACAACACACTTTATCACGCTATGTTCGTCTGGAAAACAGATAAGACAATCTGCCAAAATGTCAAACACGATATTTCCTGCGGCCAGTGTTCCACACGAGTAAGATCGGATTGTGATGGAAAAAGGGCATATGTATCCTTCAATTGAGCAACGCCCTTCAAGTTGATTTGCTAGTTCGGTTGTCAATAGTTGTTTGACGTCCACGCCTTGTTTTATTTTATAGAATGGAACTGTCAGCTTTCGTTTGATTTGTTGTTGTGTGAAGAGTGATGGATCGCAATATGGTTCTTTTTTAGGTGGCGGAGTCATGACAGGAATGGAGGGGGCAGCGGGCAGGGAGGGTGGTGGTGGTGTAGGTGTAGGTGTAGGTGTAGGTGTCACTGTGACAGATTCTGGTATATCTTGAGTTGAAACAGTCGTGGTCGTGGTCGGAGTCTTCTTTTTAGGCCGAATCGTGGTTTTTTTTACAGACGAAGATGATGACATGCACGCAACAGATGCCATTACAACGAATGAATGATAGCTATATGAATTCTAGTTTTACGTTTATATCTTTATCAATTTTATTCAGATGTAATCACATATAATGACATCGTATCCGTTTTTATTATTTGAAGCCTGAACAATTTGAAGTGGACCCGCGCAACCATGAATTGTACCTGATCGTACTAATGCATCACATTCATCTTTTGTCGCATGAGGCGGAATCGGTTGAAGCGTTTCTTTGAATACTCCATGCCGTAATATACGGCAATTGAATTCAGAGTCGCGAACAACAAACGGTTCTTGACAATGAAGGCATGTGAATACATGATCCATCGAATCGATAGTGTATGAATTGTAGTATACTTCTATTATACTACAATAGTCGATTATATATTTATACCAACTCACCGATCACTGATATCGCATCATCGCCAATTTCGAACCGTTGGCCAATCACGCGAACACGAATTTCCTCCTCTTCTTGAAGTCGTGTAAAATCAGCACGGTCGTAATGATGATCTCGTGCAATAAAAACAACAACGGGGGTTTTCGGTTCATTTAATGTGGCGCGAATACCAGCAAGACTAATATTTTTGATGACACATGAAAACACGACACCTTCTACGAGAGAACATGCGAGACATTCATATACTACATCAAAAATCGCGTGTTTCCCATATAAGTAACCGTTGGAGTATGTCAGGATTTTCACACTACCCGGGCGGATAAATCCTTCTGCCATACACTTTCCTTCTACGATTTTCGAGAGAATATGCTCGAGCGTATCTTTTACATTCTGTCCAATGATTCTAAACGGCACTTGTAGTTTTCGTGTCAAAAGAATCGTTGTATAAATACCTAACTTTGGTTTGGCTTGCACTCCGCCTGCAGCCGCCGCCGCACCTCTCGAACTTTCTTGCATAGTTCCTTGCGTTGTTGCATATTTTGATATGGATGCCATATTCATACAATAATACCTATTATAGTATTATACTTTATTTCTCCATATGCAATTTTTCAATATTACACAATAGAGCTTCACATGGTGTAAAAAACCATTTACGTCCATTTACTCGGTTATGATGAAACGTGCGCAATAAAAACTCTTGAAATACACATAATTCACGCTGGGTTCGGAGTTTCGTATTTTCAATCGTCAACTTGTAGTCTTCGCCATCGGTTGCAGCATTCAACGAGAGAATCGTGTTGATCGTAGTAATTGTTTCGGTTTTACCAGACTGGTCACAACGTGCGCCTTTGTCGCGTTTCTTTGACATAACTTTTACCTTGAATGTCAGGTATTGGTTTTTGAAGAAAGAGATGAAACCAATTACCATATTCATATTTTGGATATGACTCGTCTGAAGTTTGCCTAAAAGAAGTTCATAATCACGTTCATCTTCTGGTTCAGCGACTCGCCATTCTCTCGTTTCATACGGTAAGACAATCAGCGCGAATGCTGGATCTTTCTTTTCATGAAACAGTAACATACCTTGATCTTGAGGAACTGATGCAGATGATCCTGCCGATGCCGCTGCCGCTCGTCGTCCAACGAGAGGTCGAGAGATTAATTGTCGAACATAATATCCAAATAATAATCTCTCGAATGGAGTAAGTGGTTGTACCATTGCGACGCCTCCACCTGCTGCTGATCCTGCATTCGCACCAGACATTAATGTCATGGAGTAATTATTTTTTTGATACAAGTAATTCAAGAGTTTCAGACTATCGTTAAAGAAGAGATGCTCTAAAAGATTCGAAATTACGAGTTCGTGAAGTTGTTCTTTTGTGATTTGAAATTCCTCGGTTTGAGAGATTTGTTCGATCACCTTTCCACAATAATAATACCATTCGTCTTGATCTTTCGTTGGTTTTTCATATATTGTTTGACATGTTTCAAATGTGTTTTCGAGTGTTACAATAAGGTCTTCTATTTCATTCACAGATTCAACAACTGGGTTCGCTGCATCATCCGTTTCAGACTCTGAAATGCCGGATTGTGGTTCTTCTCTCTCCACTGCTGCTGCTCCCGAAGAGGGTACACTCGCAGCAAGCATCTTATTCACTTTATCTGCAACCTTTTTATTTGAAACACCTTCCCCGGTTGATGCGTCGAATTTAACACCAAGATAGTCTTCTGTCACTTCAGCTGGAAGAGGATATTGGATGGCCGAATGCTTGAATGGGATTGGTGTACTTCGCTCATGAATGCTGATACGTTTATTCGTCATTTCGATTGGTTGGAATAAATAATAATCCCCGACATTGATCACGCGACCCAGACGCCCATATTTGTCGTTTACATATTCGTTCGGATCACTTACCATAGTCGTCAATGCAAGATTGATTTGTGCAATCGGATACTGGCGAATCGCGTTTACATACGCTATGATCCCATTTGCTCCAGTCTTCTTGTAAAAAAACCCATCCTTGTATAAATCTCTGATCTTGTGAATGATTTTATCCAAGTTCATTGACATAAATTTCTCGTTGAATGTATCCAGACGAATATCGCCGCCTCGACGACCTTGACCGCTTCCGATTTCATCATCGTCGCTCTCACTGTCGCTTCCCATTCCATATAATTCTTCTTGTTCTTGGATTGGTCGTCCGTTCGAAAATGTTGGGCGACAAGTGTATTCGCATCGTTCCATATAATCACACAATGCAGAATATGGGCGCGCGCCAACTTGATAGTCGATTTGTTTACGTGACGAGAGATTTTGTTTCACAACTTGGTTCAGATTTGCGGCAGTTTGTGTATTATGTTGTACATTTAACAAGCAATCTACCGCAGATGTTCGCAATACACGAGAGACGACGCCAATCTTTACCGCTTTGAATTCCGAGAGACGATACAAGTAGAGATCGATTGCTTCGATATCGGGGTTGGTTAAACGACTTCCGTATAAATAAAGCTCAACGTTCCTTTGTGAATAAGGCAGGCGCTTATGACTACAGTTACGGATCGCACGACCGATAATTTGCTCGAGAAGATTCATGTTATACCATGGCTCCAAAATATGAACTTGGCGAATATTTTTAAAATCGAGACCTTCACTGCCTGCAACGGAAATAATGACTACTTTGACATTCTCGCCATGCGTATTATCATCGCTTGTGAGCGCTTTCAGTTCGTATAAATTATCTGGTGAAATGGTCGGATCACCTGTGATCACGGAATATCGAGCTGGACGAAACGGTTGGTTCGGAAATTGTTGCACATGCTGTCTCTGCGGAAGCATAGTAATCGCGTCGATACTTTGCGTGGGTTTGTTTCGAAAGAGCGACGAATTCCCTCCAGCAGCGCTGTATCTAGTGAAACCGAGTTCTTCTAATGCAAGGGCAATTGGCACTACTCCACCATCGATATATTGGCTGTATGCGAGGATAATACCGTCACTTTTAATTACAGTATCGCATATGTTCTTGATTTTTGCAGAATAACGCCCAATATTTTCTGGTGCAAATATACGCGATGATGACTTTGTAGTGGTTTCTCCGTTTGGCAGCCTGAATGAACGCGTGAATTCTGGGCGGTATTCAAAATTCAAACGCATCGACGGATTACCTGTTTCTTCATACGTCATAATATGACGGAGACCTTCTTTTCCGATACATGCAGCAATATCAAACTCATCATTCGGGTTATTAATGTATTCAATAAGTGACGGGTGAGGATATACGATATTCAATGCTTCCAACGGTCTCTGTACAGCTGCATACCCGATGGTATCCATGTTTTCAAATGATGGGAAATCGACGGATTCTATGACAGTAGTTTCATCAACACCATCGACTGCAGCAGAGGCTGATCCGGCAGCAGAAGCTGCTGCTTTTTTGCCTTTGCCTTTGCCTTTGCCTTTTGCGGCAGCACCCTCACCAGTTTCCTCTGCAGCTGCTGATGCCGCCGCCGCCGCTTTCTTTCGACGGACCATTGCAGTTTTCTTATAAATATACATTGCTTTCATGTCATTCACGATAAACCGATAAGCGGCTTCTTGAATATCTCCAACCGGTGTCATATATACGTCAATATGTTCGATCGCTTGATCAATATGACGCCCGTTTAATTGTGTTCGCGGATATCCAATTGCACCCCTTGTTTGCATTAAAAGTGAATGTTCGGGTGAGTGTTCTCTCGGAAATATACGGTAAGGAAACGTATACGGGTTTTCGCCACGTACAAATGAAACATACCCGGTTGCTTTACGAATCAAAAGATCCTTTCCAATCTCTCGACCTTCTGTATCCAAACGAAAGTTTCCGCGCTCATCAAACACATCCGCAATATCGATGGTTGCTCGGCGATCGTTCAAATTCATCAGATTTATTAGCCACACAATCTCCTTATAACTATTGTACATTGGCGTACCCGACAATAATAAAAGGCGGACATTGTTTACTTTTTGAACAATCTGAAACAGAATTTTCGCAACACGTTTATCACGGTTGTCGTCTGTAATACGAATATTGTGAACCTCATCAATAATGATCAATGTATTTGCAAAGAGTTTACGTAATTTTGAAACGGATAACGTCTCGATTGCAAGCGTCTCCATTTCTGCTTCTCTCGCAATATCGGCGGCAGATTTACGGCCCTTCTTCGCAGCCGCAGCCACCGTCGCTGCCGCACTCGCCGCTGCAGCCGCACCTGTCTTACGCCGGACTTCCTGAATAACTGCGTCATCTTGCGAGATCCCAACACTTGACGCATGCGTTCGCGCGTAATTCGCAAATTCATTATACCCAAAAAACGAATAATGCGATGAAATAAGACGACGGATCTGTTTGATTATTTTATCGCGCGTTAACCCCTTCATATTCATTGGATTTATTTCCTTGATGAAGTTATTTCCGGTACATGCGCGAATATTCCATACTCCCGGCTCAATCTCTCGAAGTTCACGTTCATCGAAGAGCTGTAGCCGGAAATTCTCCTGAACATTTGGAGATGCAATCACGATAATTTGCTGGTTGATTCCCATCTGTTTCATATAATCGCGCATCTCTTCTGCAACACTGATCGCTGAACATGTCTTTCCAGTTCCGAGACCATGGTACAATAATAAGCTATTATATGGGGTTTCAACTGAAAGAAAATTACGGACGAATTGCTGATTCGGAGCGAGTTCGATTTGTGCATTGCAGAGAATTTCAGCCTCCTCTTCGACGTTTTTTGTGCTGTCGACATCCATTTTCGTATCAAAGAACTCCTTTCGAAGGGCGATTTTAGTATTAAAATTAGGGTCATTCAATGTAGGATATAGACTATCAGCAGCAGCTGCAGCTGCACCATCGCCTTCACCTTCATCCCCTGGCAATACACCTATATCATGTATTGTCATCTCTCGTTCAAGCAGTTCCTTTTTCAGTAGTAACTTGTTGAACTCTTTACTAAATGGATTATTGAGTTCTTCAGGTTTGATGCGTTTGCGACCATCTTCCAGGTCCTTTTTCAATTTCTGGATTGAATCTCTCGGACGGGCAGGTGGCGGTCTAACACCAGCGCCAGCGCCAGCAGCGCCATTTTTAGATCTAGGCTTAATTGTTCTCGTTAATTTTACATCACCTGACGGCGGATCAGGCATCGCGGCCATAGCAGCACCTGCAACTGATGCAACTGTTAATTCCATTGGTACATTTTCGCTGTCTTCATTTACAATGATACCCTGATTTTCCATTTTTATTATTGAATCAGTTATCCTTTATATAACTATACGAAATAAAAAGGATATATGTATTTCAAAATATACGATAGCGGGACAATATGTTATTGACTTTACGAACAATCCCGATCTTTTCTAAATTATAAGGTCGTATCGAGTTAATGCATTCATCAAACGACATCCATTTCATGAGACCAACTTCCATAATATCATGCGCCTTCTTTGGCTTCTTATCTAAATCCACCATTGCGAGGAAATACTTTTGCTTGTAACATTTCATATCGGAACCCATGAATATTTCTTCAAAGGGCGCGATATTTTGGATCACATTTTCCGCAGTAATGTCATATCCAGTCTCTTCCAGACATTCTCTCAATGCACACGGCAAGTCTTTCTCGTTGTAATTCCGGCGTCCCTTTGGAAATCCCCATTCCGTCTCGGTCCAATGCGTCGTTGATTCGTCGATGAATTGCTGGAGCGTCTTTACGCGTCCATCTTTTGTTCGGATCCCGCCGAGAACTTGTCGGTATTTTTCAAAAGAAACATGTTCTTCATTCTTATACTGACTACCGCGCGTATACTCTCCCCATAACAATCGCCATAATTGTTCAAACGTTAGACGCATTAGATTTGACTTTTCGGTCATTGTCATTTCGTCAATGATACGCTGAATATATGCTTCATCGTTCAATGAATATTTACCACGAATGAAATCCACAAATCCAAAAGAATCACGACGGCGTATCATTAGAAATTCGGGACCAGTTTCACCACATCGAAACGCGATAACACCAATACTCGTTATCGGTGCACGACAGTTATTATAAACATGATTGTTTCGATTACAGTTGTTACAAAAATATTTGTTGGATTCACTTCCACCGGCTTCTCCACCACCACCACCACCATTCATCAGACTACTACCATTTGCGCCACCTTGTTTACTCTGACGTAACTGTATAATTTCTGAATACGATAATGCAGATTTAGGATTGTTTGTTTTTTTTGAGATACTTTCGTTTGCTCTTTCTATTGTTGATCCGGTCGTTACCTGATCTGTTACAGGTACCGGCATTTGAATTTCATTTGCCATATCACTTATCGTATTTCTCTTATTGTTTTTATGTCATTTCATAGTAAGCAATGTTAAAATTAGATGCGAAAATATGGGGCCCGCATTATTGGTTCGTTTTAATGACAACAGCTGTAAATTACCCAGATCATGTCAACGACATTGTACGTAAAAAATATTATGACTTCATTCAGAATTTCTCAATGCTTATTCCTGATCCAGAAATGTCGGCAGAGTTTGACAGAATGATCAGCAAGTATCCTGTTCGTCCTTATCTCGACAGCCGTGATTCATTTATTCGGTGGGTGCACTTCATCCACAATCGATACAATGTAATCCTGATGAAGGATGAAATATCGTTACATGAAGCACTTGAAAAATATTATCTGCATTATCGTCCCAAACCAATACAAATCATGGAAGAACTGAAGTATCGAGAGAAATTAGTGTACTTAATGATGGTAGTGGGATTAGGATATGCCGCATACTATTACCATAACAGGTAATATATTCCCTGCTATATATAACAAATGATCAAAACCGAATATATTGTATTTATTATTACAGCAATCCTTATTGCAAATACGTATTACGATGGTCAACTGATAAAGTTCTTTCAAAATAATCAAAAATGGGTCAAAATGGCGACACTCGGATTTGCAGGTCTGTCGTTTTTCTTATTTCTACGCCGTAATCCTGAAAACTCTAGGGAGTTGCTTCATCATGCTAACAATTTCGTTAAATATATGCCGATTAGCAAAGATACTGCAGATATGATAACACCATTTTTTGATTTGACGAGGAATCAGCCACCCAACGATGGTAGTGTAGCAAGTAGCGCACTTGGCGGCGCAATGATGGGTGCAATCGGGATGAACAGAACATCGCCAATGACACAGCCGTCATTGGGTGGCGGAACCTCTGGCGGACCCCCCGGTGGAATGAGTGCCGCTGAGAGACGAGTTCTTAATTCCGGTAAGGGGTCTAGCAAACGTAGTGTAAGCGAAACGAAGAAGAAGTATGTCGCTGCGCAACAAGGATGGAAATGTGGAGACTGTCAACGTCAACTGCCCGCTTGGTTTGAAGTTGATCACGTTATAGCTTTAGAACACGGTGGATCTAACCATGTAGATAATTTAGTGGCGTTATGTCGGGACTGTCATGGGAAAAAGACGGCGATGTCGTTCTTATAATTCAGCGTAGTCGTATTCGCATTATTATATCTTATAATTATAACTAGATAGTTGTTATCATTATAAATGGATGTTCAAACTTCATCCGTATCAAAGTTAATAGATTTACTACCATTAATTATTATTTCTGTAATTGTTTTGGTTGGATTTTTTACATGGGAAATCTTCACAAAACATCTTGAAACATTTATATTATTGATAACAAGTGTTCTATTTGCAATATGGGTGTATTCTGGTGATATTTATTCATATTTGGGATGGAGAGATGCAAGTGAAAATGGCGGGGACTCATATTTTCCCGCTCCAACAGAGAATCCACCCGAAATATCAACATGGATCATGACAATTATTATTGTTGGTGTTGTGTTGGTATTAGGTATTGGTTTAACTCTAGGTATAACGAGTTATCAAATAGGCAATAAAATCGGTTCTGCATCAAAACATGATAATATTTTGAGTTATATTGGATATGGATTTCTTGGTGTTGGTGGTATTACACTATTATCTCTTTTATGGAAAGCATTTCAAGGAGAATCATCAGACACAACGAATACGAGTACATTTGGTTCGACTACATTCAAGATTATTGGCGGTTTAGTTTTATCTGTCGTTGGTATTTATTTACTTGCAAGATTTTCTATAATAGGGGCTAGCATTGGTCTAAAGTCAGTAGCGAAGGAGGAGGTAAATGATTCATCGTCCGAAGCAAATACATTGTCAATTGCAAATACGGTGTTAAATGCTGGTTTAATATTTCAAGTTGTCGCACTGTTGGCTGCAGTGTATTTGATGTATCGATACAAATGGTTTCATCCTGAACCAAAAGATGGCACAGTTCCGTTTATTGCCAATGTCGGTAAATTTGCTCCATTCGTATTTCTTTTTGCTGCAGGAATGATTTTTATCGCGGTACAACAAAAATGGATTGAATCAGACGACGGTATTGGAAGCGGAGACGACAAAAATAATATGTATGCCGCCCATGGAATAGTATACATGACCCTTGCAGGAATTACCTTACTGATCGCATTAGGCAAATTGAGCACATTCAAAATATTCAAAATCACCGGTTGGGTATCTGCATTAGGATTTATTGGTGTTGTTATTTGGAATTTTGTAACATTGAATCAACAATCCAATTTTAATCTAGCAGAAGATGATGCAAATAATAATAATTCCTATTACCT